CTACAAGAATGTCAAAGGTATTAGATAATTGGGTAAGTGATTGGTCAATGGTTGGTAATCTTTTAGCAAAGTCTGAATCGATCTTTGCACCACCTTCAATAAACCCTTTAATTACCTTATCAGCAGTTAATTCACCCTGTTTACCCATCTCTTTTAGGGCACCAGTAGTTACACCTAGACTTGCTGCGAGCGCTTGCGCGAGCCCAGGAGCATTCTCTAAGATAGAGTTTAACTCATCACCACGTAGGGTACCAGCAGCCAATGCTTGTGAGAACTGGAGTGACGCAGATGCAGCCTCAGATGCAGTAGCACCTGTGGTTTGGAATGATTTGTTTAATAATTCTGTTACACGTAATTGTTCTTTTTGCGTTAATCCAAGATCTTTGGTATTATTAGCAATACGAAAGAATAGATTTCCAACATCTTTTAGTGGAACACCTAGTGTCAATGCTGATTTTGCCATCAGATCAAATGCTTGTTGCGTATTTTGACCTGCTTGTGTTACCATACTCAATCTATTACTTAGATTGGTGGCATTATCCATAATTTGAGCAATACCTGCTGCTGCTTTCCCGGTGGCAAGAGTTGCTAATGCAGTATTCAATCCATTGATTGCGTTAACTGCCTTACTGGTATCTACAATGATTTCATATGATGCGTTAGCCATTATCGTGCTTTCCTTACAATATCTGCTGTTTGAGTTTGAAGCCATTCAAACAAAGGTTCAGTCATACCTCGTGGTGCTTGTTTACTCTTACCCTCGTCTAAATCAACAGCGTAATTGTAATCAGCAATGATGGTTCTTTTGTTTCTTAATTTTGTGTTGCGTCTTGCATAACCTGTACGGATAGGTGTTAACTCCCTCATCTTTAAGGCTGCTTCTTCAGGCAGTTTTGCAAATGCCTTTGAAAGACCATTGAGGCGAACACTAATGCCATCACCGGTTTGTTTAATACCAAATGTACTCATTCTTCTTCACCTCTGGCTTTCTTAATCATTCGTATCATCTCTGCTTGAGATGGAATGTTTGACTTGGGCTGGTTACCATGTGCTTTATCATGTAGATAAGTTTGATACCTACTAGATACATCTATTACATATAAATCAAAAGTGCTACCATATTCAAGTATTTGACTGGGTAACATCTTATATCTGTGAGCCATGTTATCGATAGTAAGGACGGATTGGATAAATCCGTCGTTATCGAAATCTAACTCACTTTCTATTACTTTCCCAGCAATTCCACGATTTTTGTAATGATTTTCATTAACACAGTGGTTGGTAAAGTAACGTCCTCAGTAATAACTTCATTGCCCTGTTCATCTAAGATAAGAGTACGAACTAGATTAAGCATTGATGCTGCATCTTGCTGGTCTCTGTTAGCAAGTTTGAGGAATAAGTCTAGGGGTTGGCGATCCCACGTATGAAACGCGAGTGGTTCACCGAATTCGGTAACTACATCTTCATCATCTAAAATGACTTGAATAAGTTGTGGTTTTGATGCTAATTGTGATATATGTTTCATTGCTCTGCTCCAATTCTGTTCGATAGTTCGTTTGCCAAGATTCTTAGAAAACTTAGCCTGCTTTGCACTTTTGCGACGTCTGCTGTTGCGCATTTTAGTTCGTTCTGTGATTTTGCTAGTTCTGCAGTTAGACTCTGTAAGAGTTCTGCGTCTGTCTTTTCTTCAATAATCTGCATGATCTTTTAGTCCTTAAAGGTGAATAAGGGGTTGACAAACCCCTTATTCGTGTTATAATTACTACAGAGTTGCAGATACGACAAAGTCGCCTGTTACTGTAATGGTTACAGGAGTGACCCAAACTGGGCTGTCAGCAGAAACTGTTGGCGCTAAACCGGTTATGTACCCCTGGCCTTTAATGAAACGGTCCGTTGCCCCGCCTTCCTCAAATTTCAAAGAGAATGTAACCAAGGTTTTGTTACGTGATAAACCTAACAAGCCCTGAGCAGCAACAGTATCAGTTTGTACTGAAGTAATTGTAGTACCAAAGAAAGATACTGAGTCAACAACTAAGTTCATACTAACTGAGTTAGTAGAAGTAGTTGCAACTTGTTTCTTCGCAGTGCTGTCCAATTGTGCCCAAGAGAATACGTCGTTAGATGCATTCAATGTGATATCTTTTAAAGATGGCACAGTTAAAGGGCTTGCGCCCATAGTTAATGTTCCAAGAGCAATACCTGAATCTAATTTCAATTCAATTTGTGAGGTTGTTCCTGGAGCGGGATTGATGTAATTTGCCATAATTTTTGTTCCTTATACAAGTGCTTGGAATGTAAATTCCACGGTTGTCAACATAAGATCGTCAATGTATTCACTGGTAGATGTAGCATCTTTTCGGAATCCTTTTGGGACTGGTATAGAATCTTTTGCTAATCTAATCATTTGAACTACTTGACTATAGTCTGTTGGTAGTTGTTTTGCATCAGTAGTGAAGTAAACTCTGATAGTTGTGACTTCCTGATCTATATCACCATCTGTTAGTAATGGGATAAATGCAGTTTGCTCGATTTGTTCAGCATCTACATAAATCTTCTTAACATTCTTGATGAATAGTTCAGTGCCATTTGGTTTAAATGGCAATTCATCTGAAACTTTATAGTTTTTTAGACTAAGTTGTTTCAAATAGGCAATGATGTCTTGTCTCATCTTACTCTCCGTAAATTGAAGGTTCCTTGTTTGATTTCATTTGTTTCAACAGTTCCGTCGTTATCGAAATCATACCAGTCACCGTGGGTAATCAATTCTCCAAAAAGTTGATCTGCTTTGATTCTATAGAAAGATATCTTGTTAAACTCGCTATTCTCACTATTGCCAAAGTTAGCCACTTTTGGTAGAATGTATTCTGCTAATGCTTCATATACGCATAAGTCAGTGAAGTCGTTATGACGTGATAGAATCTTAGCAGAGTCAAAGGCATCTTGAGTATTCAGTTTCCATTTATAATCACGATACCATTGACTACTTGCCAATTTGCTTACGAGTCTTTCAGTAGCACGTACTAAAAGAACATTGATGATACTATCAGAAAGTCCTTCATTTTCATCAAAGATGCGTTGATCTCTATCGAGAACATCTTGGTATTCTGCGAAAGAGGTTACATTATCGTCTGAATCAAAAACAAAGGACATTCAATTCACCTTAGATTGCTGCGTCAGCAGTTAATTTCAAACCGTGTGTCGGCATAATGATTTGTGCACCTGCTTGCGCAGTTAACACTAAGTCAGTAGCACGTGCTGCTGCTTGACGTTGAGTTTCCAAAGCGATAGTGCCGCGAGCAGCAAGGCCAAAGGCAGATGGCGCAAATACTGCACCTACTGAATCGCCTGAACCGTCGATTGCAACTAAACCGCTTTCAAAGATTGCAACACCAGCGATAGTGCCGATGTAACCAGCAGTTAAGATTTGGTTACCCAAGTTACTTAATGCAGATGCACCTGAAGTGATTGCCAATTCTTTTTTCAATTGGTATGCTTGTAAAGGGTTAACTACAGCATAGAAAGGACCAACCAATTTACGTGAACGTAAAGTAGCAGCCGCTTTTAAGATGTGGTCAACAGTTAATTCTGCACCTGCACCTGGACCCGCTTCTGTTAAAGATGCGAATTTAGAGAACAACATCGTGTCAACTGATTCAGCAATTGCACGACCTGATTGTTCACCCAATTGAGCAAGAACATTACCTTGTGCAGAACCTTGTAACATATCAGTAATGCGATGTGCAACAACGTGTTCAACTAGGGTGATTGTTTGTGAACTTGTGTCAGTATCTTTGAAAGATGCAGCAGATTCATCAGTGATTAAATCAGCAGCAATATTTGCCCATACAGGTACTTGAACTTGTTTTCCTGAGTTCATAGGAACATCGTAAACAGTTGACAATTGACGTGCAATTGAACTTTCGTATGCTTGATATTGTGCTGCTGCAAGTAAAGGAACAAAAAGTTCCGAGTTAAGAGCGGTTGTGTTATTAGGCATGATTTAAAACTCCGTTATAGTTTGCCTTCGGCTTTCGCCTCGGCGTATAATTTTCTGTGTGCTGGATTAGCCATATCCAATTGACTTATATCCAACTTTGTGTTAGTACCAGCACTATGACTGGACTTAGTATTTGTTGTGGCAGGCGTAGGTTGAACAAAGTGAGGATTCGATTGTAAGAACTCTTGTACTAAATCCTGTACACCCAGTGGACTTCCATTATCCGTGTATCTTACCGTTCCTTTCGAATCAACTACTTCGACTTCACCATCCCCATTTAAACGAACTTGACCCTGCAGTAAAGTCTTTACTTGTTCAGCGTTAACAGCCTTAAGTTGGCTTGCTGCGCTGAGGATTGGAGTATTGACTTTATAATCTTGAATGATCGCGTCACGTTTAGAGATTTCAGCATCTTTCTTACTTGCTAGTTCCTTTAAGATGGTCTCGAATTCACCTCGTTTTACTGCTTCTTCTTGCTTTTGTTGTTCAGCAGATTGAACCAATTGTTTGAGATATTCTGGATCACCTAAGCCATCATATTTCTTAGATACTTTATGCTCAACACTTGAACGTGTTTTAGCCATCAATGCATCTACCTCGGCTTGCGTATAAGTTTTTGCTGTTTCTTGACTTGCAGTGTCAATTACTGTTTGTTCTGTTGCCAATGTTTGTTCGGTCATTGT